CTGCAGATATCACCCGCTTCCTGTTAGCGTAGTGTTTGTTATTTCTGCACAAGATGAAGATCCAAACGAAGATTTTATCGATGCCGATACAACTAATCGTCGTTTAGTTCTTAACGCAGATGGAGATTACACTTTTGAGGCGTCGGTTACAGTGCAGTATAGCGGCACAGAACCTACGTCCGCATTTTTATTTGGTACACTGACTTTAGTACCAATTACCAATAGGAGCGCAAGCGATACAGTGCAAACTGCTTTCCGCGACGTTGTTTCGCTTGAGATGGAACGCGGCGGACTTAGCGGCGCTGCGGCGCCTAAACCTCAACACACTCTTAGGACTCGTTTTGATTGGCAAGGACAAACTAATGACACGGTCCGATTCAGGCTAAGCCTTGATCAAGTACCACCCGGATTTTTGCGGCTGATTTTGAAGTGTTGGACTTCACTTGGAATGCCCGCGTACAACTAGGATTGAATTAACATGGCGGAAGTACCTAGAAATAAGGGAAATTTTTTACAGCCGGGAATGCTAATTCCGGTCGTTAAAATCAGCGGTTTTGTTGTTTCCCATGACGGAACGTTAGCCCTTGATACGGTTTATCTTCAGGCTGATTATCCTGTGCTTTTCGATTTGCTTGGGACAACGTTTAACGATCCTCTAAAGGGTGATGATTCAGCAACGCAATTTAGAACTCCCCCGGATGTTCAAGACCCAAGCAATGATTTTGAATGGCGGATTAGGTTTTGAGTCAAACGCGTTTTGTTATTGGCGCATTAGAAGATTTTACCCAACAGCAAATAATTAGACTAGCTTTTAGTATCCATGCTGAATTAGTTGAGATAACGCCTGTAGATACAGGATGGGCTAGGGCTAATTGGTTTTTTAGCGTTGGGACGCCCGGTCTTACTGTTCCCGGCCCTGCCCCTCGCCGTAATGCTCAAGGCGTTTTTGATACGGCTCGGGTTGCGGCGGCGGAAGCTTCTAATTCAGCTACACAGGCTTCTGTGCTTGGCTACTCTATCCAAGCGGGTGCAATCTTTGTACAGAATAATGTTCCATACATTGTTGCGCTAAATGCAGGCGGTGCAAGGCGTGAACCGGCTGGCTTTATACAGCGTGGCATTACGCGCGGCGTTAGGCGAGTTAATAGGGTAATATGACAACGCTTTTAGAAGCGGAGCGGGCGCTTGCGCAGCGCTTTGCCGACGCATGGACGCCGACCGGTTTTCCATTCGCGTTAGAAAATGAAGATCCTGATGTATTGACTAGTCAACCATGGGCTAGGTTTGTCATTCGTGTTGACGCTAGTACGCAGGATACATTAGGCAGCGTCGGTAATCGCAAGTTTGAACGTTCCGGACGTTGCTTAATACAAATCTTTGTACCTACAGACACAGGCGTTACTCAATCGGTAACTTTACGTCAAACGGTTTTAGAAGCTTTTGAAGGTTCTAGAATCGTCGGTACAACAATCTATTTCACTGATGTTATTCCCCGCTCTATCGGAATTGACGGTAATTGGCATCAAAGTGAAATAGAAGTGAACTTTACATTTTTTGAAATCAGATAGGAGAAAAAACAGATGGGACGTGTTCTAACGAATAACGTTCAATTGTCTTACAGCTTGGAATCGTCCCTTGGGCTTGCTGATGGAAATTGGACTGAGATTGAACCAAACGCGATCAACACGTTTGGCGCTACGATTACGACGGTTGCCAGAGATCCGATTAGCCAAAACAGGCAGCGCAGGAAAGGTACTGTTACCGATCTTGATAGCGCAGTTGAATTTGAAACTGATTTGACGATTTCAGAATATCGCAATTTTCTAGGCGGCAATGCTTTTGTTGTCGGCATTAATAGCGATATTGTGCAACTTCTTTCGACTGGCACGACAACGGCGGATGACGCTTACAACGGACTTCCGTTTCTTTCCTCTGGTCAAGCGGCTAAGTTTGACGTTGGTACACTGATTTATGTTACGGGTGGATCTAATTCAGCTAACAACGGTCTTAAGCAAGTTGACGCCAACATTGCCGCAGGGTCGCCGTCAATTACGGTTGCGGAAAACCTTGTCGATGAAACGGCTAGTTTCCGTGTTTCTTTTGCAGGGTATAGAATTGCCGCAGGCGTTGCGCCTACATGGACGTGGGATAGTGTTGCGAGACAAGCGACGCTTGCCGCTAGCGGCGTTGGCACTGCTTTAGAAGCACGCGGACTATTTCCCGGTCAACGTACTCATATCGGCTCTATCGCTAGCCTTGGTGGGAGCATTCAGAACGGTTTCGAAAACACCGCTGCTAATGATATGATTGGTTATGCGGATGTAGTTTCTATCGCCGCTGATTCTGTTGTCTTTGAAAAAGTAGCGTTAGCCCTTCAATTTACAGACGATCCCGGTCCTTCTACCGATGTTGACGTTATTTTTGGGGAATTTTACCGCAACGTTCCTGTGTCTGATTCTGACTACGTGGAGCAAAGCTTTCAGATGGAAGCGGCGTTCCCTAATCTAGGCGATGGCACTGCGGGAAGCACGGTTGAGGCTTACCAATACGCTCGCGGGAATTTTTCAAATACGTTAATCGCAAACTTTCCCTTAACGGACAAGGCGACGATCACCGCAACCTTTGTCGGCACTGACACTGATAACCCCACAACGTCGCGTCAGGCAGGCTTTACAGCCGTAGCGGCTGGGGGCGTCCTGACGCTATCAGGCAACGCCGCTGATACGGAAACTGTGACTATCGGCACTGTCACGTATACTTTCCAAACAACGCTCACAGACACGGCTAATAACGTGCTTATCGGCGCGAGCGCAGCGGCTAGTATTGCCAATCTCGTAGCCGCAATTACGGCTGGCGCGGGCGCAGGCACTAATTACGGCACAGGCACGGTTGCAAACCCGTTCGCGACGGCGGCTGTAGGGGCTAGCGATACAATGACGGTCACGGCGTCCGCGACGGGCGTTAATGGTAACACTATACCTACCACGGAGACGCTATCGAACGGCTCTTTTGCTGCGGCGACTCTTTCAGGCGGATCGAACGGCCTTAACCGGCCAAACCAAACGGCGGCTTTCAGCACGACAATTGATTTTGGCAGATTGCGTATTCTGGAAGTTGACGAAGATGGTTTGACTACTGACTTTAAGTCAATCACTATCACTCTAAACAACAATGCTACGCCTGAAAAAGTATTGGGTCAGTTGGGCGCTAGATTTATCAATACAGGCAACTATGAAATTGACATAGAAGCGCAATTGATCTTTAGTAATCCTTTGGTTATCAACGCGATTCGCAATAACGAAACGCTAACGCTTGATTTTGAAGTTAAAAATGACGATGGCGTTATCACGTTCAATATTCCAAGCCTTACCCTTGGCGGCGGAGATAGAGAATTCCCTGTTAACGAAACCGTTCTTATCAACGCAACAGCGCAAGCCTTTGCGGACCCAACTCTAAACACTTCACTAGGTATAGGGATTATCCACGTACCGTTGCCATAAAGAGTATGTATGCCTGATTTTTCTTATCTGAATGACTTGGAAGTCCAAAACAACAAAACCGCTATATACAAAATATTTCAAATTGAGCTAGAAGGCAAAACGTCAGAGCTAATCGTTTTGCCTGCAACGCAAGCTAACAAGCGGTATTTTAACGAACTTCTAAAACGCAGCAAACGCCTTCAGCGGCAAGTGCAAAGCGGTAATATAGACGTTGATCTTTTATCGACAAACCGCGATGAAGATAAACTTTTGTATCCTGAATATGTGATTACCGGATGGCGTCACATTTATGATGCAGAAGGAAAGCACGTACCTTTCTCAAAAGAAGCGTGTACTGATTTTATCGCCGCTTTGCCAGATTGGATTTTTGACGAAATCTCAAACTTTTGTAGAGATCCGCAAAACTTTGTTGAGCAAGTCAATATCGATGTTGAAGAATTGGGAAACGGCTCGTAAACAAAATTCAATGGGATGACGAGCTAAAGGACAAAGCTTTTTCCATTGATTCAAAGATTGCTAAAAAGCAACCGTTGCCGGAATGGTATTT